TGCTCTTATAATTTAAATTGTTATTTTATTAATTTTGACATTGAAAATGTAGTAAATAAGAATGAGATATACGAACGTAACACACTGGAAACCAACAAATTATTTTTTTGTTAACTTTATAATCTATAAGATTGCACACAAGACACAATATTAGATATAAATAAAAACCATTTTAAATACATTGCATTTTTTTAAAAATTACTACATTTGCATTACAACATATATTAAAAACAAAATATACAATGAAAAAGTACTTTTTATTTTTATTAGTAGTAATATCTACATTCGCTTTTGTATCTTGCTCATCATCTAACGACGATGATGTAAAATCATTATCAAAATCAGAGATTGTCGGAACTTGGATAGGAACAGACAAACTACTAAGAAGTGATACTTTAATCTTCTTAAGTAACAATGAGTGTTCTTTAGCCTCTTTTGCCCTAAAAGATACAGGAGCAAATGCTTATAGAAGTGTAGATATAAAACTAAACGGGACTTATCAAATAGATGGGGCTCAAGTCAAAATAACGTGGAAAAACAAACGAGAATATTCAGTTAAAGAAAGTCGTTGGGAAGAAATGCAAGCAAAATACCCAACGGCTACATTTGAGCGAGCAACATATTACCCAGACGAAATGATCTATACAGGAGAGTTCGCATCTTATGGTTCATCAGCTGATTTTAAGAAACTAAAATAGAAAAGGGCGGAATTACCGCCCTTTATTCGTTTAATATCTTATATGCTTTATGATACTTTTTCAATCGCTCAATATCTTTTTCTGTTAAATCATTTAGTCTTGTTATATCCATATTATCTTCTAAGTCGCAAATCTTCACTCTGCGCCCGATAGGATTAGCTTTGCACCGTTGGATAAATTCAAAATAATCCTCTCCTCTCTTTCTTGATACAGATAAGACAGCATCTACTACTTCTTGTGAAAAACCAACCAAAAGTAAATATTCAGATGCGATATCTCCATCTTCTATAGTATCATGAAGTAAAGCTACCAATCTATCTTCTTGACGAGTACATCTTCTTTCAACTCTAACAGGGTGCCAAATATAAGGCTTTCATGCTTTATCAACTTGACCTTTATGCACCTTTTCAGCAATCAGCATAGCTTTCTCTCGAAGTTCAATAAAATTTTCCATGCATCAATCATTCAAAATTAAGCTCTAATTTCTCACCTCTTGATTTCATTTCATCAAGTTCTTTTTTGATTTCTTTCTCTTGCTCGTTTTGCGGAGTTCTTTCACCACTCCATAGTTTGGAATATATCAAATCCAAATCAAGATCTGGCGAATTTATATACTCCTCATAACTATTGTACTTATGTCCTTCTGCGTCTATAAACATAGATATAAAATAAATTGTAAATATAATATTTTTATTTGTAAATAACGGAAAATAAAATCATTTTTTAGCTTTGTTCAAAAAAGATTCGTATAATTTCCTTGATTCTATACTTAATTCTCCGTCAACCATTTTCAATATAAGACGTGGAGAACCATTGATATTGGTATCCCATAGGTACAACTCATCAAAAACACCATTCTTTACTGCCTTTGGTATAATCTTTGATATTTCAGAATTACAACTTCGAATATATGATTCTGGAACAACACGACCAGTTTTCTCTGCCCTTAATCGTGCAAGTTTTAGGCTTAAATTAGTATCAAGTGAAACATAATCTGCCCTAATCCTCTTACCTGACATTTCTCTTATTTTTGAAACCTTTTCCGCAACTTTTTCAAAAGAACCATCATTTACACCATCGACAATTGTAGCGACTCCTCGATTAAATGCCTCTTTTTGTATTCTTTTCCCGAGTAAACTACTCTCTTCGTGGACGAAATTAGCCGCAGCTGCTATTAAAGTTTTATCTCCACTTGTAATCATCTTTTGATACTCAGGAATCATACTTTTAACCTTATCTGGATCAATAACTAAAGCTCCTTTTGGGTGAGGCAACAATCCACTATCAACAAGCGTACTCTTTCCATTTGCTGGAGCACCGCCAAGCATATATACATAATCGGACTTAACTTTTGCATCACCTAAATAAGTTTTAACAATATCATCATGAAGTTTACGACGACTATCATTATAAATCCCATTCCTACTAAAAACATCTTGCGTTATAATAGTTGGAGACTTTTTAATTTTATCATTAATTTCATTCAAAGATAAATCACCATATCCAACCTTGATTGATTGAGAAACAAGCATCTTATTGTCTTTTATCCAGTAAGGCAATGTACCACGAGTTTCAGCTTCTTGTATTTTCTTCGAATTGTCATAGACCCACTTACTAAAGTTCTCTGGAGGATCAGTAATCTTATTAGGACTATCCTCTCTATTATCTGACCAATATTCCTCTTCACTCATTACAATTGGAACAGTGTAACATAAACAATTAGGGTGCCAGCCAGCAAAGCTAAAGTCTTTAGGATAATCTCCCATCAACTCATCGCAAATATCATATCTTGGGTGAGAATCTGACAACTTAATTTTATATCCAAGAATGAAATCAAATTTTTGCCAACGCAATTGTTCTGCGGTCCTATAAGCCATGCTTATCTCATTTCTTGCTAACCTAATAGAGTTATACTCGCAATCGTGACAACGTGTAGCTTTTGCATACCTCTCTTGATAGTCAGCTTGTAAAGACGGCCAATCTTTCAAATATCTACTAATTCTCTTTGATAGAGTTGTAGCGCTCATTCCTTTTTCTATTGCAGTAGAGATTGTAGCCTCTAAAGATTCTTTGTATATATCGGCTTGTTTCCATAGCTTGGTAGAAAGGTTAAGCCCTTTATCTTTACGGGCTTGGAAAGCCTTTAATTGGTCACTATTACTATCAAAATAATGCTTGAAACGTTCTCCTGAAACTTGCGCACGATAATACTTCAAAGCTTTGTTAGCAACAGCATCTTGAAAGATATTACTATTTTTCCATTCTACACTTGTACCTGAGTAAATAAGAGTTTGCATTTCACCTACAAATTGTCTTTGTAGTAAGAGTAAATCTCGTTTTACTTCTGGAAAGTCGGAGAAGAAAAATTCAGTAGAGCCGTCATAACCAACAGATTCAACGAGAGTTGCTACTTTCTCGTTAAGCCTGTCATAAATATTTCTTACTTGTAACATGTAGCCAGCAAGTCGTCTACTAAGGCCTTTATAAGCCTTTTTGTTATTTGGCAATCTTGGTCTACCCATTTCTTAATCTAAATTTATCACATGCTCTTTGGGTTAAAATAACACAGAACTTTTTATTCGTATAATGAGGGCATCTTCCGAGAGTTGGTTCACCCTTTACGCTAAGAGTTTTAAACTTCATTTCAACCTCACAAAAGACACATTCACAGCATTTATTTTTTATCTGTGTACTATTAATCTTCTTTGCGGACATACACTTTTAAGCGTGATTCTACAATCTTGTTCCCATCCTTTGTATAAACATGATCAGAAATGAGCTTATTCTTCTCTATAGCTTCAAAGATATGACTTCGATTATTGCCCTTCTGAATACGCTCCATGTCAGCTATAGCTTTTCTGTAAGAGGTCTTTTCCTTACAAGATTTTCTATATTGACGAATATTCTTTTTTGTGATAGCAACTGCAATCGCTATTTCCTTTGCTTCATAATTAGGTTTAGCTTCGTATGATGGATAAACTTTCTGTGCTAACCATACAAGTGTACTTGCAATTCTCTTTCTCATAACTTTATTTGTGAACCGATATTATAATTAAAATCCTTTTCTATTCCGAACTCATTGCTCTTAACACATCGAGAAAAACTAATAGATTTTATCTCAATATGAGTAGCCTCTTCAAACTCTTTCATTGCAGAGGCTATCTTTTGTTCCATTTCATTTTTCTTCTCTCGTAACTCTTCTATTGTCATAATACTTGATTTTCTAAATTAAATGCAGTAGCGCTATTAGATGCTTCTATTGCACTCTCTTTCTGTATTTGCTCTAATGTTGCTTTCGCATCAGAGCTTTCTCCGTATTTTCGAATTGATTCCAATTGACTCTCGATAGGCTTATTACCATTAGCTTTCATACGCTTATTTATTTCTGCTAATTCATCATTTTGAATATAGGGAGTAATAACATGTTCTACTACAATATTATCAACTTCATTCTCCCATTTTTTATTCATGATCTTCAAGAAAGCCTTGATAACATTACACTCTCTTTCAAGGAACTCAAGCCACAATCCAGACTCATCACCTACTCGAAGATGTGCGTCTGTTAAAATGGTCTGACGAGCATCATAACCAATATTTCCAAGACCTTTCATATTATCAAAAGATAGGTCTGGAAGTTGAGCCTGCGACCAGTATAACTTCTCCATTGTTTCAACATGGTACTTTAAAGCTTCGATTGATTGAGACCAAGAGACATAGGAAACGTCTCCACCCGACTCGCAACGGACAACTCTATAAGACTCCCCTTTATCTTCCTTACCTTTTATACCGCCAACAATCTTTAACAATGGAGCTGAATTGTAAGCTATAACATTTGAATTTCGAGATAGCGAATATTCAATTTCTGTTCTAATTGGAGATAGACCTGCGTAAATAGGCTGTGGCTTCCATGCATAAACACCTGGAATTTTCATCAAGACAATATCTTCACCACTTGCAATCTCACCATCATCTGTGGCTTGTGTAAGAACAGCTTCCCACTTGCCGTTATCTTTTCCCTTTTTCCAAATGTAATGCTTGCTTTCTGTGTAGGTTTCAAAGAAAACGACCTCTTCATCTTTTATTTTCTTCGTGTACTCAAAAGACATTGCAAGCATATCGTCCATTTCGCTAAGCAATGGATAAAGCGCAACACCATCCATAGGAGAGAATGTCTTACATTTTAGCTTATATTCGCTCTCAAAACCATAAAGAGTGTTTGGTTTTTTTACAGCATACCATACAGTAAAAATCTCGCAAGAAGCATATAAAGCCGTCGCACGTCTAAGATTTTCACTATCAATACGAACATTCCTATATATAGACTCAATTGCCTTTGTAATTTGAAGTCTTGTCTTGTTATCATCTACATTAGAATAGACACGTTTTACAGGAATAGCGAAAGTAAACTCAGACATTCGCTTTACATGTAATTTCTCCATTCCAACAATGATACGAGCAGATTTATCCACTTGGCCATCACTCCTAATCTTATCTTTTAAAGTTGATATATCAGATAATATAGAATGTAACGTAGGCTCGTAATCTGTCTTTAAGTCATTCCAACTCGGAACTGAAACAGATTTCTCTTTTAATAAGGAAATTGTTTTTGAAATATCATTGCTATTAAAATCTATAGTACTAAAATCTATCATGACAGCTATCTTTAAATTACTCTCACAAAGATAGTTAAAACTATTTGAATAACAAATAAATATAGTTTTTTTATTAAAACAAAAATGCGCCTATCTTCACAGACCAGCGCAAGAAAAATATAACAATTAAATTATAAATATTTGTCAGATAATAACTGACGAGATTTTTCAATTTCTTTATTAGTGTCTATGCCTATAGACTGATAAAATTTATCACGCCCAAGCAAAGACTCATAAGCAATCTCTATACTTCTTTTTTCATCCTTAGTAAAGCCTATGCGGAACGTTTTCACAAGAGTAAGGGCTTTTTGAAAAGCCCCTGCTGCTAAAAGAGATTTTACTTTATCAACCTTTGTTCTGTACAAACTCATGACGAAATTGTTCTAAAATTTCTTTTTTTGTGTGATTTTCCAACCAATAGTTGGCATTCTCGGTCGCCCCATCAACTGGCCTTAGCCTTAAACCGCAAACCCCAATGTAAGTACATAGAGTTCTTATTCTCATCCTCTGGGCTTCTTCTAATGTCGGTCTTTTTCTTTCGACCATTTTTTGACCGTATTCATTTTTATAAATACGGATAAATCTGTTTTTTAGGACTTCTTTTTGTGTTATAGGTTTCATTTCCACGCTGTCATTACTTTATTTTCAATCCATTTTAGAAGCTCGTCTGTAGATTTTGTAATCTTATTTGGAACTTTTACCTTTCTATTTTTCTTGCCAATTACTCGACAGTAATCTTTGAAAAATATAATCTCTACCGTTTCTTTTCTTGCAAGCTTTTCTAATTCTGAAAACTTAAAAGAAGGAATGTTTGTAGCGATATTTGCCACATCTGAATTGAGATAAATTGTTATTTGCTTCATTGCTCTTTTACCTTTAAATAAATTCGTACATTGGCTTAAGACCGTTTACTACACGCTTTGCATCCGCAATACTGACAAACTCTTTCTCAAAATCATTGTCAATGATTACAGACTCTTGCCCAAAACCATCAACTAACTTTGTAAGAATATGATTCTTGTAAGTAAACTCTTGAACTTTTTCTAACTTTTTCATTGCTCTTATTATTTGCTTTCTACATATTCCTTGAAGGCTCTTGAAATATAACCCAATCCTTTTGCAGATTTTGCAACTGGCTTACCTTTTTCATCAAGATAACCAGTATAAGAGTCGCCAAACTTATTTGTAACATTTAAAGAAGTACCGTTGATAACTAAAATGTCACCGAAACTTGATGTAAATTCTATTTTTTTCATTGCTCTTATAATTTAAATTGTTATTAATTAATTTTGATATTGCAAATATAGTAATATAATAGTATATATGCAAATATTTATACTACTTTATTGATGTGTTTAATATTTTTTAACTTTAAAATATCTGTATAATTATTATTTAAAATTTTATTTACAGAGGAACAAGTGCATTTATTCCTCTGTAACATCAAAATCAAGAAGTTCAACCTCACTACAAGATGATAATATTTTTTGCAGTTCTCTCCCTTTACTTGTACCTATTGAGGTATTTTTTAAATCCTCCTCGACATAATCTTTTAGAAAAGAAAGTAACTCTAATATTGAATATCCTTGATTCTGAAATTCTTCTCTCCAGTTGGTTTCAGACGTATCGACAAACGAGCATGCGCCTGCATCATCATTCCAATCCTCAGTTTCCACATAGTCTGTTGTCGAAATATTCACTTTTCGTGTTATCGTTTCAGTAACTTCACAAATACGTTCTATTTCTTTATTATCTGTAGCATTCCAAGGTGCAGTCGAATTATCTGCACCCAATGGATAATCGTGATTATTATACATTTTGAAATCTCATTTATTATGGCTTATTTACGCCTATTAATCATAAGTTGGTATGAAATATAATTACTTAACGAGCAGAGTAACCCTCTGCCCATTTTTTCGTTTTTTACTTTTAATACACCTTAACCAGTATATTTTTGTTCTTTTGAGCCTCACGGACTTCATTTTCGTGGTCTATCTTATATCCCCAGTTTAAAGCACCCAAAAGAGCTGACGTGTATCTTTCTTTCTCTTCTTCACTTGTTAGGTACTCATTTGCATTTACTAAATTATAAACAAATTCAAAATCTTTCATTTCTATTTTTTCCTCCATTTTCTCTTTATACACTTCGACAATTCCCATAGCTTTAAAAAGCCTGTCGTTTTGTTTTTCTTTTTCTATTGAAATACGTTCTATAACCTTTATTTCTTCTATTCCATCATTTCCCCTATCACCTGTAAATACTATTTGACTGTTTGTAGATATATTAGCCATCATTTTCATTATTAAACTGTCTAATTCCCCACCTATAGAAAAATATTCTTTAGCATAGTTTAATATGTCAATTTCAGCAAGATTATTATTTGTTATCTCATATATAAATTCTTCTGCTATCATCATATCTTTTTTTCTCCTTAAAATATTGTGCTATTACGTTATTTTCATACTCTCTTTTAGTTGCAATTTCTGAAATCACTTCCTTAATAGATTTTACTTCATTCATTAAAATGGTGTATAATCCTCTACCTGCGGTCTATTATCTAAATCATAGAATTGAGTAAATCTTCCGTCAAAACCAACAAGTGAATTTCCAATGCCAACCCCACGTCCTTTTGCGAGTATCAGCTTTGCAGTACCATGCGTGTCTTGATCACTAAACTCTCCTTCATATTTAATCGTGCTATTTGGAACGGACTCAGGTCTATCTATCAAAACGATATTATCTGCACTTTCTTCTATTTGCCCAGATCCTCGAAGTTGCCTAATATCTGGGTGCTCTTTACCTCTCGCTAATTGAGAGAGAAGTATAACTGCAATCCCACATTCCTTTGCAATATTTTTAGCTGCACGAGCCATATATCCAAGACTTGCTTCTGTACTATTACCAACTTGTGCGTAAATCTGTAAATAGTCTATTATTGCAAGCTTGATACCCTTTGTTTTTACAAGTGCTCTAATAGATCTTATAGTATCATCAAAAGATACTGTTGCTCTTTCGTCTATGTAAATAGGCAATCCTTTGGTTGCTCCAATAGCCTTATCAAACTGCTGTAACTGAATTTCAGTTAATTTGCAGTTAACAATAACACTTGATGTAATTCCTGCTTTTGCACTTATAATTCGAGCAACAAGTTCAGACTTACCCATTTCCAAAGAATAAATGCCTACCCCATTGCCCTCTTGTGCTGTATTTACACCTATATTCATAGCCAAAGAAGTTTTACCTACACCTGTAAAAGCAGCTATAACAGTAAGCGTTCTTGGTCTTAATAGAAACTTATCGTCAAATAAAGCAAAACCAGTTTTAAGGCTCGAACGTTTGCCAGCTGCGTTATCATTAACAATTTCCTTTAATTCATCTATAGATTCATCGAAAGAATATATACCATTATCAGCGGTATCACTTTGAATATCTCCAAGAACATTCATTGTCTCATTTATGACTTCATCAAAATTAGTCATAGGGTCGAGGACATTTTGTGAAGCCAACTGTAAGTGAACCCATAATTTTCTTTGCTTCCACATCTTACGCAACCTCTCAATGTCTTGTTCTATTGTATCGTAGCTGACAAACTTTACTAAGTCTAAGAAGTCAAAAGACTCCAATTTATGCTTTAAATTATGTGTCTTAGCATAGTTTAAGAGAGAATTAAGGTCTGCAATATAACCATCTGAAATAACGCCTGCAATACACTCGTAAATGCATTTGTTTATTTCATTGTAGAATAACTCTACGTTCAGCCTATCGCTGAACTCACTAAATCTCTCATTGTACTTCATTAGAGTAGCAAGCACAGAGCACTCCGTATTCTTATCATTCGGCTGTAAGTGCGCTTCTCCAATAATTTTTACTTTTTCCTTTTCTTTCATTGCTCTATTGTATTCTGTACATTTAAATTTATTTTAAGCCCATTTTAAAGCTCGTTGAGGCTTTATATTTTCATTTTGAATAAATTATATTGTTTTAAAAATAAAACGCCTTAAATCGCACGATTTGCACGTCTTTCTAATATTATACCATCAAGAAACTTAGTAACATAGTCTTTAAAACTTACATCTGTGTATCTGTATTGCTTTCCCTCAAAACGTCTCGCAAGTCTCACTCCCTCGTTATAATTTGATTTTTTTACAAGAAAGTAAAAATCACTTGCTAATGTGATCATATAACCAATAAGAGGAGATAAGCTGTTATCGAAATTATAAAGGCTAAATGGCGTTATTTCTACATTGCCAGCTTTACGAAACTCGCAAATTGATGAATAGATTTTAGAATTTCTATCGTCTTTAAACATATCAGACGTAATACAAAAACTACACTCAGCAAACCAATCAATATCAAAAGAATTAAGCAAGGTGCCTATTATGATATTTTCTATTTCTTGCAATCTGTTCATTTTCTAAAACTATCTCCCGTAAATAAAACTGGTTTAGTCAAGTAGCGAAGTCTATCAAGTGTACGCTCTCCGTATTTCTCGCAAATCTCATCAAGAGTAAGATTTGTAGTAAGGAGTAAAAGCTGTTCTCTTTTTTCAGCAAGGCTGATTATTTCCTCAAAAACATTGTGAGTCTCACCATAGATTTTACCAACGTCTTCTACTCCAAAATCATCTATAAGTAAAGCACAATCACATTCTCGTAGTATCTGACGCTTCTCGTTAATCTCGTAGCCATCAAACTTAATCAAGTTCTTACGAAGATAGTATCTGAAGATGTTAGGCATAATCTTTTCGCAGATAAGCGACTTACCACGACCGCATTGTCCATAACATAACAGACCTTTATTTTTATTATCAGTAAGCCATTCTGCTATTTCGTCATACTCTTGCGCCCATTGTGCATCATCGCCAACAAAGAATTTTAAGCCTCGCATTAACAATCCTTTTGCTTCGTCCAGTTTGATGCTTAAAATTTTCTTCTTCTCAATACCTGAGTATGCTGTTTCGTCTATCTTTATTTCCATTGCTTTATTTTTTGATTAAAATATTTCTCATCTGTATTATCTCGTAAAATAATACCGATAGCACTTTTGTTTTTTCTCGCCTGAGCTACTAACTCATTATATTTGGAACTGATATTTGATACAGACAAATTTGAAAGCATCCAGTTGTCTGTAATCTTATCAAGAAAAATTTGCAACGTAGTAAGTAAATCTTCATCTTCTACAGACAAGCCTTTATTTTGTCGTGAAAATTTAAGCTGACTTAATAATCTTTTCATTTGCGCTCCATCAGCTGCTTTCCAATAATATTTTTCTCCTGTCTTCTTCTCGAAATATGGTTCAAATATATTTTTAGCTTTTGTCACAAGTGTCGGTTCTTTTTTAGGCTTAGACTTTGGTTTAGATTTTTCTTTCTTTGATTCTTTTAAGTCAAAAGCGCTTGCGCTTAACCCTCCGTTAGGAGAAATATACTTATATTCTTGTTCTTGTATATCTTGTATATTATTGTGTGACGTTTTCGTCAGAGGGGGT